TTATTTACCTGCCTTTTCCCATCCTTTAACAACATTGGGTGAAAAGTTGTTGTATGAAAACTCCATACGATCAACGATTTTCACTGCATCACCACCAAGTTTGTCGATTGCAACATAGCCTTCTGCACCAACGGTTTTAAATCCATTTTTAGTTTTAACAAAAGCCTTAGTCATACTCAACTGGTTAAGTCTATTTATAAGTTTTAATTTAGCAAGTACCATTAACTTTTGTAATTCAAACATTTTTATTAGATTTGCTTTATTCTTATCCGAAAAGAATTCAAGTGTCGCACTTAACTTATCTCGTTGAGTGGTTTTACCTCTCTCCGACTTTCTTTTGTTAATTTCTTTACCAAACCTAAGTTTGATCCAACGTATAAGCATGGCAGTATGCCGTGATGTATCCTTGACAATCTGTCCTTTTCTAACATACTTATTGTTGAATTGTTCGATGAGTTGTGCAAGGTCTTGCTTTGACTCAAGTTCTTTGAGTGTGCTACTGGAGATTTGGTTGAATAGCTTACCGCACTCACTGAGGTACTTATTAACTTCATCTGTTTCCTTCTTTGACATAGTAAACTTTGTCATATCTCTTAGCATGGCGTCTTGTGACCAGACATTCTTTGTAGACTTGAAAGCAGACACGTTGACTCCGTAACTAGCTTTAAGGGAGGCAAAGTCGTTACCTGTATATGTGGTATGCCATACGACACCAATTTTGGCTGCTTTAATGGCTTTTGCTGATTCAGATGCCACAGGGACAGCATAAACAATAGTATTAGGATGGAAAGTGAGATACGCTTCACGATTAATTTTTTCCTTCTTTACATCACCAGAACTAAACAAAAAGTCGCCCTGTACAATACCTTTAATACCTAATGCAGGCAAATATCTAAGAGCCTCTTTGAGCTTAACAGCTAGGTCTCCACTTGTGTCTTCATCTACATCAGCTTTAGTTTTGTATACCTTAGGGTTCTTATTAAAGATACCTTTCTTAGCAACAAAGAATTTACCATCACGGGGATCTGTACCAGCAAAGATAGCAGGTGCTCCGTCCCACTTTACTGATACACTACCAGCATGTTTACCACCTAGCATATCTCGCATATCTCTTAGGGCAAAGATAGCTTCACGAGTACCCTTAACGCCACCATAGAGAACCTTATCCTCGATGTGTGTCATGTGAGTATTCTTTTGCTCAGTAAGTGTTTCTTTAAATGTTATCATACTTGATTATACCATATTTGTTTTAATAAGTAAAGTGTTATTTTTATTCATCTGAATCTGAATACTGATCTGGGAATTGTTCTTTATGTGCTGCAAGCATTAATGCTTCAGTATCAAACTCCTGTACAGTAGCATCATCACGATACGATACCATATTAGATTCACTTAAAGAAATTGGTCCACTATTGATAATAAAATAACCTTCTGTTTTAGTTAATATAGCCATTACGCTGCTCCTCCATCAGTTATTGACCATCCGTCATTGCTAATTAGACTAGCTCTTGCTGCTTCTGCAGCACCACCGGCTGTATATTTACTGCTTCCAAAGCCGACTAAAGTTAAATTCGGAGAAGTTTGAGCATCAAGATTAATTAGGAATGCATCATAACGTGCTGTAGGCAGTCCAACAGGCGCTATTAAGAAGTCACGGAATGAGATATAATACGCGTTCAGACCTTCAATGCTAAAGTTCTCAACTCCAATAATATCAAAAGTACCAGAAATATCTCTACCCGTGAGACTGAACATACTGTACATCCTATGAACAGATGAAGTATCCCAGTTACTTACATTAACCGATGTACAATTAAAACAATTAGCAAACATATAATCCATCCTAGTAACATTTGAAGTATCAAAGTTACTTACATCAATAGATGTTAGATTAGTACAATTGAAAAACATTTGCAGCATAGATGAAACAGATGATGTATTAAAACTACTTACATCAACAGATGTTAGATTAGTACAATCCCTGAACATATAATTCATATCTGTAACAGATGATGTATCTGTAACACCAGAGGTAAAGCTAGTCATGTTAGTGCAACCCCAAAATGCTCTCGTTGTGTTTGTCCATCCTACTTGACCTAAGTTAGTTACCTCAATAACTTTCGCAGCATTTGCATTATTATTAAAGAAAATAGATGGGAACGTGCCACTGATGCTGATTGCGTGATCTCCAGCCGATGCATATGTGTGTGATAGAGTTGCACCATTAATACTTCCTGTAGAGTCATCTCCCCAATCGATAGTTGCGTTATACGTTTCACTGCTCAGTAAAGGTATAGTAAATGTCTCATTGGCTGCTGTAGTCCTAACGGTCATGTCAAATGATGTACTTACAACTACATTATCCTCAGTTCCTCTTGCGTCCCAAAAGGATTTACTTAATTCGCCTTTGTTTGTATTAGCAGTATCACCAACCCTACGAACTTGAACATAAACTTGTGTACCATCCTTCTGTTGTCTAACACCACTAGATGATAATACCCATTGTCTACGAAGTGCATTGGTTGCACCAGGATCTGTAGGATCGTTATTGTATTCCCAATCAGGGTTATTTGGAATTGCTACCCAAGCCATTAAACTGTTCCTTTAAATTTTCTGCCTTGAATTGGCATGATTACTATCCTAGTACCTTTTACTCCAGCATCACTACGATCACCTTTATAGATAGCTGATAACACAGGCTCAAATCCTAAATCGTCAACCTTATCTCCGTTATAATGGATATGGTTAGATTGGAATTCGTATGCTCTACCTTTCTTAACCAGCTTTACTGGCCCTTGAATAAGGATAGAAGTATTCTGTCGCCCTAGTGCTTTACCATATTGGTTACCATATACACTTAGATTTTTTAATTTCTTATCTTTAATCTTGCGATATAAAGAAGTGGCACGTGGTAAGCCATCTGGATATTGTGTTTTTAAATCATTAATAAATGCTTGTACTTCTTTATGATTGTGAATTGTAGGTTCTGATCTCTTTGAGATACCGCCCCATTGTTGGAAGTCTTTTGGACCTTTACCATCTTTATGAGAAATCCAAACACATTCTTTACCATCAACATCAATTAAATGGAAGTCAGACTTTGGTACACCAGGTGTTGTCTCAGTAGCTGCAACATTATAAATCTTTTTACCAACTTTTATAGGAACATAACCCATAGCTGTTTTAGTGCGAATATCATTTAATTGTTTACGCAAGCTTGCAAGTTCAGCATCTTCTTTAGCTGTACCGGATCCAGCACCCTTACCACCAAACTCTGCAGTTTTTCCAAGTGCACTAATTCTATAAGTTTTACCATCATCACCAGTTAGACGAACATCTCTGAGTGTAGCTTGATTCCCTTTAGCTACAACTGCAGCTATCTTTGGCTCATATTTAAAGGTAACTTTACTACTACCTTTTGCTAATTCAAATGTGCGTTCTTTCTTATCCTTTGATTTATACTTGCGAAGAAATACCTCAATACGCCATTTGTATTTTACCATTTCTTTTGGAGATAAAGAAGCCATTTCTGTTATAAACCCTTTAAATGTTTTCATACTCTTTTCCAGATATTATTTGCTAGTATTTATAATAAAAAAAAGCCACCCGAAGGTGGCTCAGTTAAGGGAGAAAGTTAATATTATACGAGTTGTCGGATATAAATCCTATCACCAATAAGATCAGTAATATACCTATAGGCATATCCATCATCTTTTAGAGACCTATTCATGTTATCAACCATTTTTGCAATGGTGACTGCATCGTCGTTAGTTGCTTTAACGGCAACTAACTCAGCATCATTATTATCATTTACAAGTTGCATGATATATCTCCTTAGGCAGCCAGAGCAAACTGGACTGCTTGCTCTGCTGCTTTTACTTTACGAAGCTGGTTCTGTCCAAACCACTGGCTGTGCAATCTATTCTCTGCATTGCGACCCTGTAAGTGATCTGTAACATAAGTAACAGAATTAAATGCCTGCCACCATGAGCCTTCACCATACTGTGCTCCAGGTTGTGTTTCTAAGTTATCTAAACATAGTTGAGCTGTACGAGACATTTCCTCTTTAGCTTTTACTTCAGAAACCTTATTAGGTGTGTGAGTATGAGGGAACACATTGTTATAGTAGTTCAACAAATCTTCAACTTTAAACTTACGTGATCCAAGGAACTGAGCCATTTCTTTATACTTGGCAAACTTCTCATGTGCAATACCTAGTTGCTCTTTAACCATATCAGGGTTAAATTCTGTTCGGTGACCTACAGCAACAGCACGATCAGCTTTGCTTTCTAAGCTCATTGTGAGTGTGTTGTTACATACAACCCGTACAGGAGTAAACCTAACATTAATAGATTTGCCGTACTGATGGGGATTAGAAAAAAGTAAATAAGACTCAACAGTATCATCGCCAAATACATCAAAAGATTCCTTTATCTTTGCAAGAGCCCAGACTTGCTGACCACCCTTGAGTGAACCAGCTGTATGCATTTCCATATCTCCAGCTGCCACATATTCTGCAAAGAATTCAAATGCTTGCTCATTCTGAACAGGATTCCAACCTTTGCCTACATTTGTTAAAATTGAGTTATCAGAAGAACGAACAAGTGCTTGTTGTCCTGTTTTGATTTGCTCATCACCTACGTTGATAAAAGCATCTACTTTCTTAACATTCCAGTCAAGTCCAGCTTTCTGCATCATCTGCAGAGGGCTCAAGTCATTATGAACTTGAGTACCAAGACCATGCCAAGGTGTATCACCAACAAAAGCCATTTGAGCAACACCATTAATCATTTCTACTTCATGTGCCATTATATAAAATCCTTTTCAATTTTTGTTTCTAAAATTAGTATAACACATCCAATTACAGATGTAAACAACTAATTTGCTTTTTTTACAATTAATTTGCTTTTATCTCGACAATGTTCATAAGGTCTTTAACCAACTGCTTACCATAGTCAGTAAACAAGATGCCACGAGACCAGACCCAGTGAGATACACATTGCTCAGAATAAAACTTATCCTCTTGAGTCATCCAGCGCAGAGCAGTTTCTCTGTCTTTAGCACCTAGCTCAATCATATCAAGTATCTCACCAGTAAACTCAAAAACATTACGAGCAGCACGCCGCTCATCATCTTGAGTAACTGCTTCAAGCTCATCACAAAGAGCATTATATAGCTCATTCTTCTGGCGAGGAGTACGAGAGTTCCACTCATCCATAGCTTCACCACGAGGGCGATAGCCATAGACATCTTTATGAAGATCAGAAAATAAATCAGTTGTGTAAGTATACATTATACAGCTTCCTTTTCCATTTCGCTTTCGATGCGAGTTACATTATTTTGAAGAGTAGTACAAATCATATCAAGCTCTATTAATACGTGTTCTTTAGAACAGCCATCAGCTCGTCTGATTACACCTTGAATAAGATCCTCTACTAATAGAGCGTCTTGAATATCATTTACTTTAATCATAATGTATCTCCGTTATTTGATATAAGTAGTATAACAC